TCACGCCACGCCTGCGCTGCGCATCGTGCCTCCTGCGGGCGCTGCGGGGCCCTGAGGGGCCGCCCTGTGTGGCGCGTGTGGTGACGCTCCCCAGCCCCCCACCCCTCTCCGTCGCCTGGCGTCGTCGCCCCGTGCTCACCCGCCGGCGCAGCTTCCCTTGGCTAAGTGTGCGGCATCGTTGCCCCCTCCCCCCACAGGCCGGTACCCAGGGAAAGGGCCGGGGCGGGGCTGTGCTCACGCCCCCATCATCCCCTCCATTTCCGCCTGAATTCAGTGTATTCAGGGCATTTTGGATGACGAAAATTGACATTGTGCGAGCGAATGTGACAAAATATGAGTGGAAGGGGTGTTATGAAACCCGCAGACTCGGAAGTGGGCCGTCCGCCGTCGATTACGCCCGAAGAATTACAAGAAATCATCAAATTGAAGGCCCAAGGCATCCCCAACACGACCTTGGCCAAGATTCAGGGCGTTTCCGTGGCCACAATCGGCCGATATCTCAAATCCCCGGAAGCACAGGAGAAATTGGACGAATATCGCGGGATTATCCGCCATGCCATCCTCCGGGGCACCTCCGAGGGCCTGGTGGACATCGCCATGAACCAAATCAAGGGGGCTGGGTCAGCCAAGGACTTCGACGCGGCGACCCGAGGGCTCCTGAACCTGGAGAAGGTCGCCACCAGCGCCTCGGGGGAGGCCAAGAAGGTGGAGATGACGGGCCCCGGTGGCGAACCTCTCCAGATTGACATCCGAGCGATCCTTGCCCGAGCTACTGGCGCCTGAGGACTGGGCCCGCATCGAGGCGGGCCACGCGGCCGGCCGGATCAGCGCCGACGAGGTCCTCGCCCTCACCCGCTACCACTGCGAGCACGACGGCCTGTTCTGGCTGAAATACGTCTCCACGCGGGACGAGTCGGACGCCAACCGCGCCGTGAAGCCCTTCCCGATCCACAAGGAATACGTCCGGCAGCTCTGGTGGATCTTTGACCATTCCACGTTCGGTGTGATCGCCAAGTCACGCCAGATGATGGTGTCATGGTGCGTGGCGGCGCATGCCGTCTGGTGGGCCCGGTTCAAGCCGAATCAGGCGGTGTACTACCAGACGAAAGCCTTCGAGGACGCCATCGCCATGGTGGCCATGCCGGAGGGCGGCTTCGAGGGTCGGTGCCAGTTCATCGAGTCCCACCTGCCCCAGTGGCTCCAGACCCGGGTCAAGATCAGCGAGGGCCGGATTCAGTATCCGAACGGCTCGATCATCCAGGCCCTCGCCGGTGGGGCGGACAAGATCCGGGGCAAGACCGCCTCGCGCATTTACGAGGATGAGTTTGCCTTCCAGGACGACCAGGACGGGGTGTACACGGCTGTGGCCCCACTGCGGCAAAACGGCGCGGCGGCCTTCTTCATCAGCACGCCGAACGGCTCGGGGAACCTCTTCGCCACGCTCTACCACGGCCGGCCCGTCGGGCAGGAAGCATGAACGGCCTCACCGTCTCGGAAAACGCCCTCGGCGCCACGGTCGTCCGCCTGCACTACTCCGCCGACGAGGACAAGGACCCACTCACCGAGAAGGGCTCGCAATGGTTCACCACCATGCGGCGCCTGTATCCAGACGATAACAAGTGGCAGCAGGAGTTCGAGATTTCGTGGTTCGTCGCCCAGGGCGCCCGCGTGTACCCCGAGTTCAGCGAGACCCTGCACAGCAAGCCCCTGGAGCTGCGGCGCCGTAAAGTGATCCTCCGCGCGTGGGACTTCGGCTACCTCGCCCCGGCGTGCCTGATCGCCCAGATCGACGAGCGGGACCGGCTGTGCGTCCTGCGCGAGATCATCGGCCACGAGGAGACCACCAAGCAGTTCGCGGAGAAAGTCATCGCCCGGTGCTCGGAGTGGTACCCCACGCACCAGCCCGGCTACCTTGACTACTGCGACCCCGCCGGCCAGCAGCGCAAGTCTACTGCCGAGCAGTCCGAGACGCAAGACGTGGAGGTGCTAAAGAACCTCGGCATCCACCCCACGTGGAAGCACGGCTGGACCCGCAAGCACGGCCGGGCCCTCGTCCACCAGCTCCTCACGCTGCGCGCTGACAACACGCCGGGCCTGTACGTGGACGGTGAGAAGTGCCCCATTCTTATGCAAGGCTTCCTCGGCAAGTACGTGTTCCCCGGTCGCAAGGGGGGCCAGGTCTCCGATGAGCCCGAGGAGGACAACCACCCGTGGGCGGACGCGCACGCCGCCCTCCGCTACCTCGTCACCAACCAGTACAACGCCCTCGGCCTGAAGACTGAGCGGCGTGAGCCCATCCCGCCGAAGCCGGTCACGTATCACGGCTATGGCACTCCACGGGGGAGAGATCGGAAGACGTTGTGAAACTGAAACTCACCGTGGCGGCCATGCTCGCCGCCCTCTTCATCGCCCTCCCTTTTGAAGTCGCCTTCACCGCCTACGACTGGCGGTTTGACCCCACCGAGTACCCGAAGATGGTCTCCTGGGCGGGCTGCACCGCCGACGTGGACATCGATCAGCACGACTCCGTCGCCGGCTCCTACTACGTCCCCGGCTACCACGTCATGCACATCGGGGCCCGGGACGACTCCGGCATCCCGTACTTCGCCGGCCTCATCATCCTCCTGCACGAGACCGGGCATTGCCTCCAGTTCCAGGCCGACCCGGAGGGGCAGATGTCAGCCTACCGGCAGGACCCTGTGAAGTACGAGCTGGACGCCGACCGCCGCGCCGCCGACCTAGCCTGCTCAATGGGCCTGGACGGCAAGCAGCTTCTCCGCGACACGTTCCAGTGGGCACATGATGTGTTGGGCTATGAAGGCGATCCAAGCCATGGTACGCTGGCACAACGCATGAGCCAGGGTGACGCCGCCCCAGCGTGCATGAGGAGAGTTGAGACATGGGCATCTATGTAATCTGCGTGATCCTGATTGCACTGTGGGCGCTGGCCCGGGCCCGGTAATGGCCCGGCTCTCCCAGGCGGACCCGCATCTGGCCGAACAGTGGACCATGATCCGGGCCGAGTACTGCGACGCCCACCCGGGCAAGGATCTCGTGCTTACCTGCGTCTACCGCTCCCCTGAGGAGCAGCAGCACCTCTACGCCCAGGGCCGCACCCAGCCCGGGCAGATCGTCACCCAGCTCTCAGGCCAGCCCGGCCACCTGAGCAACCACAACGTACTCCCCGCCCGAGCCCTCGACTTCTGCGTGGTGATCGGCGGCAAGGTATCGTGGGACGTAACGGAATACGAACCCGTTTGCCAGCTCGCGGAGGCCCGAGGTCTGGTAGCCGGGGGTCATTGGCCCCATTTCAAAGACTGGCCTCATCTGGAGCTACCCCATGCCAGCTAAGTCACGTAAGCAGCAGCGATTTATGGCGATGTGCGCCCACAACCCCGCCCATGCCTCAGGCAAGTGCCCCGACAAGGCCACGGCCCGCGAGTTCAGCCACAAGCCCAAGGGCGGGTACAAGAAGTAGCCCATGGGCTGGTCTAACGGCGAGTGGTACGACGACGGCGCGACCTTCGTCCACGTCCGGGACTGGTGCCCGGAGTGCGACCCGGAGGGCGTCCCTGAGCCGTACACGCTGCGCCTCTGCGGCGCGCACACGCCCTCCGTCGATGGCGCAGACGACATCACCGCCCGGGGCCAGTCGGGCGCCTACTGGTCCAGCGGCGCGGCCGACGTAGACGGCGTCAGCAACGCCGAGTGGTGCCGGATGATCCACCGCCAGCGTAACTAACCTTCCCCGCCTTCACAGGGACGGGGAGGCCACGGCCTCACCTGAGGCAGGCCCACGGACTCATCCCCTGACGAGTAGTTCAGCTACCCCTCAGGAAGGTCCGTGGGCTTTTGTTTTTCCTGTGCGGGGGGTTCGGGGGGCTGGCCCCCCGTATGAATCCGCTTAACCCCTGTTGACATATATGACGAAAAGTGTCACCATAGTAGTGGATGAACATGTTAACGCCTGATGAGCGCAAGGTGAAGCGAATTCTCGATGAATGGGATCTCTCTCGCCTGGAAGCCGACCGTCAGGACTGTGACATGACGGGGTGGGACGAATCCTATCCCGAGCTGGGCAAGAAGTGGACTTTCCACCGCTCCAAGGAGACCAAATGAGGTTCATCGCCCCCATCGCCGCTGTCATCGGTGCCGCCCTGGCCGCCTTCTCTGGTGACATCCAGAGCATCATCGTCGCCCACCCCGCCTACGCCGGCCTCTTCGCCGCGCTGGGTGCCCTCGCCGCCGCCTTCGCGCCCTCGCCCAAGCAGTAACGCCCGCGTGAGCCGGCTCAAGACGTACGCCCTCGCAGCCGGGGGCGCTGCTCTGCTGGGGGCCCTTATCGGGGCCCTCAGCATGATCTTCCGCTGATGCCCCTCTTCACGCTCATCGGCCTCATCCTGTCGGTCATCAAGATCGGTCTGGACATCGCCGCCTACCTCAAGGCGCACCCCGAGACCACGTCCGAGATGAAGGCCGTGCTGGACCGCGCCCACTTCACCCTGAACGAGGTCCACACCGAACTCAGCGAGTGGGAACGCACGCACGACCCGGAGTCGGCCTGATGGACCAGGACCTCGACAAGCGGGAGATCCCTGTCGCTGCCCCGGAGCCCGACCCGGCTACGGAGCTGATGCAGGAGCTAACGCCCCGCCTGAGCGAGGAAGACGCCCAGCGGCTCGCCTCCCTCTGCCAGACCGACGCCGACGCGGCCTTGCAGGACCGCTCCGAGTGGGAGGCCCGCCTAGGCGAGTGGGAGGACGCCTACTACGGGCGCACGACCGACAAGGAGTTCCCGTGGCCCGGGGCCTCCAACTTCCACATCCCCATCACCATGATGGGCGTGGAGACGCTGAAGCCCCGCCTGATCGAGGCCGTGCTCGGCCAGACCCCGCCGATCATCGTCATCCCCACCACGCAGGCCGGCGAGGACCGCCGCCTCAAGGTCGAGACGGTGCTGAACTGGCAGGTCGTCAGCCAGATGAAGCTTGACGCCGTCGTGGCCCAGTCGGCCCACCTCTTC